TGAGCATACTGATCCGCAGACATCATCTTCTGCGCGGCATCAAGTTCCTCTTTTGCTACTATCCCCGTTTCGCTGGCTTTGTAGACTGCTGTGATCCAGTCGGTCTGCCCCTTCGCTTCTTCGTAGAGGTCGAAGAATGCGTTATGTCCTTTTGGGGTTCCGATGAAGACACACCAAGTCTTCCTATCAGCCGTTGAACGATCCGATAAGGCAGGCCTAATAACTTCAGGAAATAAGCTCTCAGGCATCTGAGAGTACTCATCAAGTATTGCACCATCTAAAAATATTCCTCTTAAACTGTCAGGTGTCTCGCCACCCAATAAATTTATCCTCGCACCATTTGGGAGATCACAACGGAGTTCCGTTTCGTGAAATCTCACTCCTGGTATCTTTCCAGAAAAATCCTTTAGGTAATCCCAAGCTACACTTTTGGCCTGCCGATAGGTGGGGGCGATATATGCGTATCTGGGGTTCTTCTTCTGGTTAAGAATAGCATCCCGTAAGACATGATTTATGGCCCATACAGTCTTGCCAAACCTTCTGTGTGCTACAACGACACCCCATCGCTTTTGCATCATCTGGTGGTGCAATTTCGCTTGTATAGGGCGAGGTGCGTAAGGTATCTCTATTTTCATCGCTGAGAGGCCAAAATGTCTTTTGCTACCTCTGGGTCACTATTTGCCTTTATATTCCATGTCGGCTTAATTTTTTGGGTGTAGAGGTTAAGTAATTCGTCTTCTAGCTTCCTTGGGTCTTGTCCAGGTGCTATATCCCTATGCGGATAAGTTTCACCAGACTTCATAGCATTCTGAATAGCAGTCTCCATATCTACTTCCTTGCCGTTCCACCAGGAAGGAATAAGAAAGACTTTGTTGTCCATCTCCACAGTTATGGCTCTTACTGTCTGCAATCCCTGCTTACTTTCTTTTGCGGTTCCAGAAGCAATACTGTTATAGTGATGACGGGTTAGTGCGTCCATTTCAGACACTCTCCTCAGAGTATATAAACGATATAAGAATCGCGCTCGAATTGGGGCTGGGTGGGGTATGACTTCCCCCCT